TGTTTGGCATACTGGGCAAGCTGATCAATATCAGGTCCTACGGAATCTACAATCGTTAAACTTTTTTCAACTTCAAAGTCTAAATATTTAGGCGCATTCTCTTTTCGACGCTCTAAAGCTATTCGTAAACACCAGGCATGATTCCATAACCACCATTTACGGCTCTTTGCATGTCGCCCAAGTACTGCGAATCCGAGCAAATCGTCCAGACCACCACCATCTATTCCGGCAGTAATCACATCAGATTGATCAATCAGTTTGCTTAAGGTGAAATTCTTAGACTGTTGCAGCCAATATTCAGCACCTGCCCAACGGTTTGCACGCAGGTTCATGCCGATTTCGACGTTTAAATGCTTGGCTAAAAAGTCTCTTAATGACTCTTCGCCAGCATCTTTTACTTTGTTGAATTCTGAGATCAGATATTCAAGATCAACCGATGCTCCTAAATTTGGATTGGTGATATAAAAATTTTCAGGTTTTAAATGCTCACCATCTTCAAGCATCTGCTTTGGAAATTCGTAGATGAGAGGTAGAAATGTCTTATCGACCTTAACTCCATCGCGTACATCACGCGCATAATCAAGCAACTGCTTGAAAACACCACATGGCACTTCATCTGACATTGTAGACAGATAAATCACGCAACCTTCAGGACGCGATGCTAAACCACCCTTTGCTTCACGAAACATCGATTCAGCTCGCGGTCTTTTTCCAAACACCCAGATCTCATCAATCAAGATGATGGATGCTTTTTTACCTGCAGATGAGTCGCTTTCGGCAGCCACAACTTTTAAAACTGCGTTTGTCCCCAAATGAGTGACTGTTTTGGTGTGCTCAGACACATTAAACATCTCATTTAACTCAGGATCTGCTTTGATAAAGTCTCGAATTGGATTAAAAGAGTTGTCTGCTACTTCCTTTGTTGGTGCAAGGATGATGAGTTCAGCTGACAATCGATCATTCAATATCAGAGCAACCATCATGATTCCAGCAGCAAGTGTGGACTTTGTATTTTTTTTAGAAATTAAAAGAAAGAACTCACGAATTAAGCGTCTTTTGGTTTCAGGATTGTATGCACCAAAGATGGCACGGACAAATTCAATTACCCAATCGAGTGTGACTTCGCCCATTTTTGGGCTATTCATCACATCAACCAGGATTAATTCTTTAAAGATTCGCTCTGCCACATCAGCCACCTCTGGAAAAAGTGGTTCGCATGGCATGAGCGATTTTTTTGCAACGATACGCTCCTCCCAGTCCGGGCGAGCAGTCGTCCATTCGGGGAGCATTGCTGACATAAATTTCACTCATTAAAAAACCGCCTCAAAGGGCGGCTTTAAATTGGTTTTAATTCAATATTAATTAGTGCTTGGTAGGTGTAATTAGCGGAATCTTCATCAAGACACCATTCAACCTTTAAAACTTCATAACGTTTTTCTTTAAAGACACAGTGACTACCGATTTGCGGGACTTGGGTTAAAATACGTCTTGCGAATTGCTGTCCCACACCATCTATGTAGAAATTAACAGCGAACTTATCATTCATACTCAACATTTAAATATCTCAACTTAAATCTATATGAGAGCTAACCGAGGGTGTGTCCATCCCCATGCTGCGCAACACTGTAGACATTGCAGTTAGCTCTCATATAGATGTAAAAAACCACCCGAAGGTGGCTAGATTGATTTTGAATTTAACAAATCGACTAAATCATCAATGTCGTGATTTACTACTCGATGTTTATCGCCATTCTTTAGGACAACAAACCAACTCTCTGGATTTAATGGTCCTTCAACACCAAGCTTTAAAACTTTTGATACATCATTAGAATCGATTACAATTTTTTCGCTAATTTTCAAAAACATTTTAACTCCTTAACTGTGAACCAAGCGTTCCAAACTTTCCGCCACCTTTTGCGGCATTTCTTGCTTCTTCGGTTTTGGTTTCTTTTTTGCCCTTATCAGCAACTTTTCCATGCACATAGGGCAAAGCAGCTTTGGCGCATGCAACCCTTAACTCTTCATCTTGCCCTTTATCCATCCAAACCGACTTTAAATATTCAAGTGGATCTTCAATTGAACCAATAGCAATTTCATCACGGCCGACAAATTGACCTTGCGCTTGTTCTGGACCTGATTCTATTTTTTCAACTTTTACGACTTGAACATTGCTGCTCGGCTTGGGTTTTGAAGAAGTTAACTTTTCATCTTTAGAAGTTAACTTTTTGTCAGCCTTCAACTTTGCAATATAGGCGATTACTTCAGGTAGTTTTGCAAGTTTTGATCCTTGCTGCATTGCAGTTTTTTCACTGTATCCTGCTGATATTGCTGCATCTTTATTGCTCATACCATCAACAACGGCTTGAGCAAACGCTTTACTTTTTGCTGTTAAAGCCATTGCGATTCCTCAACTTTAAAAGTTAACTTTTGCTGAAATAGGAAATTTTTTTATAAGTGAGATGGCAGGTGGTGTCCGTTAGCTTTTGAAATTTAACAATTTACCTCCCCCCACCTACCACCGACGTCGCTGCTCATCCTTGACTAGATCACGCTGTACATTCTTTGCTATACCTTTTAATTCGACTGCTATTTTGCAATAGGTTTCGATATCACTTCTCAAAACAGGCTTGCCAGACTGCAAAGCTGCAACAACGTATTCATGTGCCATATCTTCTATCGATTTAGCTTCACTCATTGCTTGCTTTCCTTTTTGGTTTTCTTTAAATGACACGGCGGGCATAGCGACTGTAAGTTTGATTCATCGTCTGTGCCGCCTTGAGCGACATTAACGATGTGATCAAGCTCTAATTGCATTGTGACCAAACCACAGCACTGGCATGTGTATTGATCACGTAGATGTATCTTGTCTTTCAGTCGTCGCCATGGTCTACCACCACGACCTGAACCCCAGTTCTTTTTAGGTTCAATTGATTGCGTTGGCTTAACTACCTGTAGTCTCGGCTGTAGTCGTTGCAGTTTCATTATATTTATCTACCCCAAAGTCAGCACGGATCAAACCGATTGCATGAAGATCAGCATCACTCAATTGCTCAAGTGTTATGCCCAAAGGAACAACTACAGCTTTTTTATCAGGGAACGTTTCTTTCCACGCATTGCGCACAGCATTACGAACTTCACCATTAATATAGGTATCAGTCTTAATCACACCAATAACCATATCTGATGACACAGGCTCAACCGTAAAGTTAATTACAATAGGTCGCTTAAACCACTTCTTGATTGCTTCAAACATATCTATCCATCCAAATAAGCTGACTTAGGTTCGCCATCATCATCACCATCTAATTGCATCAATAGCTCATTGATCTGCGCGTTCTGTTCGTTGTTGATCTGAATCAGTTGATTGTTCTGTTTTATTAACTGATTGTTCTGTTCGATCAGTTGGATTAGTAAGTCGTTCGATACACAACCGCATTCTTTCTTTTGATCGCTCATATTGTTTCTTCATCCATTCACGGTGTTGTTGGCACGATGCACATGTCATCTGGATCACTCACAGTCACTATGATTTCATTAAGAAGATAATCACCAGGACGATCCAAGGTAGATATATCCACAAACCCTAGATCAATATCTTTAATCGCCAAGCCAGTCTCGGCCTCAAACAATCGTTTGCGGTTGGCTATATCTCGATATAGGTCACGCTTAAATGCATTGAGCCTTTCCTGATCATCTGCATTCACAGCGCTATCCTTGATTTAAATTAGATTGAATGTTCTTCATGCGTGTACGAATACTGGCCATCACTTCATCGACAGCGACCATTTGTTTACTATTCATGAAGGCCCGGTTAAGGTTTTGATATTTTTCTAACTCATCGTGCAAAGCATTTAGAGTTCTTTGTGCGTCGACTACATCCATGAGACACCTTTAAGATTAGTTGTTCTTGGTGGCCGCAATTACCAATGGCACCCGGTTACGATGAGATATCTCAATCTCACCATTAATGAAATCTTGCAATCGCGATTCACAATGTTCACGGTCATCGTAGCCTTGATGAAACACTAAGTTGTCATCACCACGAATGCGCTGATTTAAATCAATAATGGTGTGATATGTATCCGCTTTGGTTACCGCATTACAAACAATGAAGCGCTCATTTCTTGCCTGAACGGTAAACCACAAACGATCATTATTAAATTTGACTTGCTGACCAACCTTTAAATTTTTCGCTTCCACAGTAACCGCCTATTTATTTTTACCAAGACGACGTGCATTTAAACGGCGTTTCTTTTGGCTTAATTTATTTGGTTTAGATTTACTTGCTTGAGGCTCACGCCATAGGATTGATTCCCAATCACTACTACTTGAACGTAATGGCTCAGCAAAAATTGCACCCATACCCATCATTGCAGCAACTACTCGACCCATTCGCATATTCACCACCAATAAGAAAAGAAAAACCCCTCAACATCTAGAATGCGAAGGGGCTTTTATGTGCCGTAATATGTTCGGCGATTAAATATGAATTCCAATTGTTTTATACCAAATGTCTGTTGCCTCTATTTCATCAATTCCTTCTTGAACATAGAAGCCTTGCTTGAGATCAACGAACTCTCGATAAAAGTGATTGTAATACTTGCCTTCAAAAACAAAGGTCTTTCCTTGCCCCTCATCAATATGGCTCATTCCATAACCTTCATTTACTTTTGAAATAACAACATAATTCGACATAACAAACTCCCTTAAAAGTTAAGACAACAAGTTACACCGATTAAATAAAAACCATAATCTTATATTTTATTTATTTTTTTGTTATAATACAGCAACTTGACAAACGTCAAGTTCCAACCTATCTCAAACAATCCCGACACACCTTGGTTTCTTTATCTTTAATCGGGTATTCAACCTCGGTCGCACTGTGTAGGCCAAATAAACACATTAAAAATCGGAGCATTTGATTCCCCTTATGCCGGAGTTAAGCTTTAGTTTTAATTCCATCGAAATTGAGGTAATTAAATTCGATGATTCCAAACACGAACCGCCTGATTAACCACATCACGCTCAACTTCAATATCTAAGTCTTGTTTTTGGTGGTAGAGATTAGAATCATATTCAGCATCAAAGTCAGAGTCTGGCGACTTAGCACCACATTCATGACAACAAGCCTGCGCAGTCCAAGTATTTAAATGTTCATGTTCAAATTTGGTTGTATCAACGCAAATTGAATCAGACCCACACCATGGGCAGGGACTAAAAGCCACATCTGGACACATATTTTTGTCTTGCGTTGCATGCCAGCGATTACCCATATCCAGTCCTCTATTTGTAGTTTTATTCAGGCATTAAAAATGCCCGATCAAATCAATGATCAGGCTTATGTTGTTTAATTTGGTATTGCTTAATTATTCAGGCTTTGTTTTGCCGCATTTACGACATTCAACTTCAGCAAATATATCTGACTCGTAATCGAATGCATGGAAGCAGAATAATTTTCGGAAGAATTGGAGCATAGTCTTTCTCCTGTTAGTTAAAAGCCTACTTAATTGCTGCTAATCAAGTAGGCTTTTCAATTCACATCATATTGTTTTAGTTGTTAAGTTCTTGGAATAACTAAAATATACCATCAACAATTCAAATGAAAAGTATAGGAAATACAAGTGATATGTATGGAGATGTTTAATTTGAGTTACTTTTCTTTCACTGTAAGAAATTTTAAATATTAAAAAAGCCCACCATTTGGCGAGCTTTCGTTGCTATATCTGGGTGGCGGCATCCGATTTCAAACCACTTGATTAAAGGTAGCCGCCATAGGTGCCCTGATATTGCTTACACAGGCATTTCTCAGGGCATTAAAAAGGATGCGGTGATCTACCACACCCTGCCTATAGTTTCGATATTAATCAGCTCGGCAACTGATCTACCGCTACTCAACACAATAAACTTCTCAAAGTTAGCTATTGATCTGCTTTGCGTCTTTCATCTTGATTGGTCGGGGTGTCACCCACAATTTATGGCTCTAAGGCTAACTCAATGTGTGACGAAATCACATTGGATTCAAACCAATTTATACGGCTGGTTTCAGCATCCCACCGTTTGTGCTTATAGCTGGGCAAATTAATGCACAACGTCACAAATCCAAATCGCTCTTAAGGTGGCGCAAGACCTCTTATGCATATACTGGCATTTTGATTCTCCTTTTCTGGTTATTTTGAGAGGCAAACTGTTTTGTTTCACTTTCTAATCGGCAATAAAAAAGAGCACCGAAGTACTCTCTATTGAAAGCTTTAAGCCTGAAGCGAAAGAAGACTTTTAAGTATTTGATTAATTAATTTCGCTATTTCACTATCTGTTAAGTCTATAATCCGCTTTCCCGTATGATACGCATTAAATACATTATCAATAATGCCCTTATGTCCTAACAGTTCACTTAATTGAATCACATCTTCATAAGTATCTAGCAATACTTCACGATGGGTGTTTTGCATTATTTTTACCCTACAAAAGAATATAGATTAAATAATACACTACACATCGCTAATAATGTTCAAAGTCAAAAAAGCTCACCTTTCGATGAGCTCTTAAATTCAATTTTTTGGCTTTCGCAGTATTAATTCCACTTGATCCGTTGCTTCCCACAACTTCAAATCATTTGCGATCCAAAAGTGGTACAAGTTATCGCCAATGATATATGTCTGTCTACGGTATTCAGAGGTTTTACCTTCTTCCACATCTTCAGCTTTGAAGCGGCCTTTATCAAAGTCAAAAGATTGACCTTCCAAATCACCACCGATACAAATATTCAATTTAACTGCCTAGCAATAATCAACTGAAGTACTGTAGCACCAAATGCAAAAAAGCCCATCCAATGATGAGCTTTTTAAAATTACTTAGGTCTGTCCTGCAACACCAAGATTAGCACTAAACAGATTAATTGCCACACTATTAACAAACATACACATAGGAACAATAGAATGTTTTTTCATAAGCACCTCCTTTTGACTTATTGACACGGTTGATGAGTTAGTTAAACAAAACAACAAATAAGTTGAAAAAAAAGCAATCAATCCTAGCACTACTGATGGAATCGAACCATCCACACAGAACACAGACCTAAGTAATCTTTATCGAATAAAAAAGCCCATCCAATAATGAGCTTTAATTTCTATGTAGTCGATTTAATGCAACTACAGCGACAATAACACAAATATAGAGGTTTGCTGCGCGCAATGCAATAGTTTGTAATTTATTTAATTTCTTTATGAATTCTCGTATCCAGTTCAATATTAGTTTTAGCTCCAAGCTCCTTGCGAAGCAAATGTGTTATTGGCAGGACACTTTCATTTAGTTTTTGAATTAATTCTTCTATACACGCTTGAGCAACTTTTTTTTCTTGAATTAATTCGTTCTCTTTTTGAGTTATAAGCAATATTTGCTCATCACCATATTTTAATTGTGTATCAATATATTCTAAAATATTTTTAATCTTTTGATTGTCAGGTTCCTCAATTTTAATCTTTTGCAATGTATTCCATGCATCGTCAAATCTTGACATTATCTCGTCGTGTCTCTTAACTAAATCATCCAACTCCTCTGATAATTTTTGAATTGGTTTCATATCAGAAAAAAAATCCAAGTATATAAGTTGGAATGACCTTAAAAATTCAAAAATATCTGCTTTAGTTTCAGTTTCACAAATAAATGATGCTATATCAGCTTTGTTGCCAAAATTCCTTATGGCATCTACTTGCAAGGGCCATTTTTTATTAAAATCTAGCAACAGCGTATGAAAACCTGTAATCATATCTGAGTATGAACCTACCAAATCTAAATAAACATTCTTTCGTGTCTCAGCGAGTCTAGCTACTGTCTGTAAGTGTAAAGATGTGCGCCATGAAAACCACACACCCAACGCAAGAGCAGCACCACCAATAAGTGCAGCCCAAATATTACCCCATTTCTGTATTTCAGCCGCCTGAATAGTAGCTTGTGCTGTTAACATTTCTTCAAGCATAAATATTAAAATCCCCTTTAATTAAGGGGATAATATCTCACACATTTTCACAAATAGCTTCAAGTCGGCAATCAAGCCACGTTTCCGCAGCCAACAAATACTTATCAATATTACGACGATCCACGGCGGTCTTTTGCGCAAGTACTGCCACCGGATATCCTTTCAAATAATGAAACTCAACCCACTGGTACAGATCAGGTCGCGATAACTTCAATTGCATCACCAAGTGATCAATAGCCACAAGCGCATCATCATCAAGCATCACCTTAACGCCGTAGCTTTTCTCCCCTTCTTTTAAGCGCATCAAACCTAACGACGGCGACTTACATATCAATTCACTTGGATTTCTTTCAGCGCTACGTGCCCATTTACCCCATTGTGCTAATTCATTTTGCATCATACGAACCGTGCTTTTAATAACTACTGCTGAATTCATCCTAATCCCCTTCAAGCCTTCCAATATCTTTTAAATACCAACATAGCTGCATCACGTGCATGCTCATTCGTGCGACCAATCCAACCGGTCTTACGTGTAAATTCTGGTGCTTTCATTTTTGTTGCATTTGCAGCTGGGTGAATCATCTTGAAATTAAGACCTTGTTCAGTACACCAGTCTTCCCAAATCTGTGCATCACGTTTAACTGATCCGATGCCCTCTCGTACTCCAGCACCGCTTTTTGCTTGACGAGCATCCATGTCACCAAACCAAGTGCGTTTTCGCGCATCTTCGATATAAAGCATGATGTCTTTAAGATCGTGCTCATCTTCAAATTCAAGAACACTTTGCATGGCTTGAGTAATACTGAGACTTTCCACCTTTTGAAGCACACCGCCTTCACCATGGTCGAATGCCACGGCGAAG